AACCTAACGTTTTTAGCCGTTAAGCTAACTCCAAACCTATGAGACTCCCATATGTCGTTAAGTGCATCACGAATGATGCTTTCTGTAGACGGCACTTGGTCGTAACTCTCATAGTTATGTTGTAAATAATCCTCGTCTAAGGTTATTTCTGCATCAAATTTAATTGCCATTTTGTACCTCCTGCAAAAGTTCAGACATTAAGCCCCACGTTTTTCTCATCGGAGCTAAAGCTTCCCATGTGCCACAATCAGAGCATATATGTGTTTTGTTATCCACCCTACTTAAAGCGTAAAACTGCTTATCTAAGCTTGTTTTGCACAAAGGGCAATTTGCTGATAAATCAGGCATATTCGTAGTCCTCCTTGTCTACGTCTTCTTCTACAACTCTTACTTCATATACATAGTCTTGTGATAACGAAGCGTGATTCCAAGCACAATCTGGACCTTGACGTTCCTGTTCTGCTATTGCCATTGCTTCTTCTTCACTTTCAGCAACCACTTCTGTGTGTTCACTGTCTTCGTATATGTATACATGCACTACTTCATAAAGATTCGGCATTTTCTAACCTCCTATAAGTCCAGCCTTTGTCTATGTGCATTTGCACTCCCATTAAGCCCTTGAGTTTGTCTTCCGTCATTCCGTCCTGTTGGCGCAACTCTTCAAACAAATCCGTGTAATCCATAGCCTTAGAAGCTTTGGCTACATACGTGTTCCACTCACTAGACTTAAGCACTATTCTGTATTTCCAAAGCGCTTTAGGAACTGCAATAATTTTCTCTGCCAGATTCTCTACGCACCAACGTTTGCCGTGTAAACGGCTCATCATTTTACGTATGTCTTCTGTGTGTTTAGCACGTACCAAGTATCCGCCTTTCCAAGACTGAACTAGATACGCACCATCTTGATTAATAAGTATCATGCGATTCTCCTAATAGTAGGTGGGACCATCGCCTCAGAGAGGGAGGTCAAACTCTGTTCCAGAGAATCAGGCGACAGCCCCACCAAACCTATATCTATACTAGCAAACTCTCAGGACGATTAAGCTCGTCTTTGAGATATTGTTCACAAGCATCAGCAAATGGTGTAGAGTTCTCAAGAGCTGAGAAGATGGACTTTTTCTGTCCAGCCTCGTAGCCCTTGTCGTCTTCCCATTTGAAGTTGGCGTTAATGCGGTGTTGCTCAGCGCCTTGAATGGCGTTGTAAGCGACCCACATATTTTTGTCACCGTATTGGTCTACCTCAGTTTTCCATGCTCTAAACATGCTTCCTTTGGTGCTGTTGAATTTGTTCAACGCCCTAGTGGAAGGGTCTTTCTCTAAAGCAGGGACTATTGCATCAACCATACGTTTGAACTCTTCATCTGTGAAGCGCTGATCAGTAAATGTCTTAGCCATACGGACAAGAGCATCTAATTGAATCTCTGATTTTTCAAACACTTCAGCTTGGAAAGAGATCCTAGCGTCATGGTTACGTGTAGCTTTTGAAGAGATAATTGCCATAGCAATACCCAGTGCATTTGTACAAGAGATTCGTTGAGCTTTAGGAATCGTAGCTGTGCGCTTTGTTCCATTCAACGACATCGTGCTGTAAACATACTGAACGACTTCATCACCCATAGGTAATTCAACTTCGTCTCCTATACGTTGGGTAACTAGGCAAAGACCGCCGTTATCCCATATTCGGACACTTTCACAAGTGTGAGGAAAAGCATTTTCCAACACTTCAAAGTTGTGACTGTATGCGTCACGCTTTGGGTATTTAGATGAATGCTGTCCAACTACCTCGTTGGTGTCATCACGGACAATGTACATTTGTTTAGGTTGCCCCTCATACTCGCCTGATTCGTAAACAGGAACCGTAAACTCTGGTTCTTGCCACGCTACAGCTTGTTTCAGGAAACCTGCTGGTAAATAGGATACATCAAAATCTGCACCCTCTATTTGTGCCTTAAGCTGAACAGTCGCTAACTGCGTACTGTCTTCACCTCCAGCAAACATGTGATCTCTGCCCCATGTCATAATATTGACCTCCTTTGGTCGGTTTGGTTAATTTGAAGTTATTAACAAATTACTTCTTTCATTTCATTCAAGAAGTAATTTATTAATATCGGTGGCACGAGAGGAAATGAAAAGAACCCCTCGTGCCACCTAGCAAGTGCTTCATCAGGGAACAGAAAGGAAAACCCCTCCACACTTACGTCCTATTTGTATGAACTTAATTCACGGTAAATCCACTCCTTGTATGTTATGGATAATGTACATCAAGCGCTTGTTGATTTCCTCAAGCTTGAGTACTCTCTCTGAAAGCGCAAGAAGACGTGGCTGAAAACTTTCCCAAGCATACTCTTCAGTCGTATCTGTTCTTAGCTTATCCTCAATGTTGTCCAACCTGTCATTGATTTCAGGTATGTATGCTGTTATTTCAGCATTAATTTCAAGCGTGTTTACACGATCTTTGAGGTCATCAATAGCTTCCTCGTCCCTGTTAAGGTCGTCTTGCATCTGATCAAAGTCCCACTCATTAAGCGTGTATTCCATGTCGCTTATGATGCTGTCGTATTTGCTGTCTTGCTCTTCAAAAGCCTCCTGAATATCGCTTACAGCCTCTTTAAGGTGTGCATATCTTACATCAGTGAAAAAGCTGTCACCTTCTTCTAACGCTACTACCTTATCTTTTAGGGCAAAATGCCTAGTAGTTAAAGCACTTACTGTTTCCCTTAAGTCTCCGTCCTCTTCATCATAGGACTCAGACTCCATGTCATCTAGCCGTGACTCTAAAGTGTCTAGACGGTCTTCGTGATAGTACACATTACTATTCTCAAACCAACCTTCACACATGCTGTCTACAGCATTCTCAAAGCTAGTGCTTTCAACTACGTCTTCCACGATGTCGCTAACATCAGGAATCTCTAAGCTGTTAGCGTCAATAACTAACTTGACTTCTATTCCTTCATTACTCATTTAGAACCTCCCAGTTCAATTTATTTTTATATGTAATTAATTACTTCATTAACATTCAGTAATTAATTACTATATAGTTTCCAATTTTTGGAGTATTCGTGCAACGTTATCAAGCGCTACAAATCTCCACATTGCTTTTCTTCCTCCATGCAAGGAATTGCGCCACCAAGCGTGCACTTCAACGGCTCCTGTTTCCTTGTTTCGGTAAATCTCGTGCACCCTGTACACGCCTCTTTGCCCTTTGACTTTGAACAAACGTCCACGCTCAAGAGGATAGCGCTTTCCCTCAACTTTGAGGAAATCCACTAACTCGTGCCTGTTTTCGTACATTATTCGTCATCTCCTAAAGTCTCGTCCCAGCACTTGTCACAGATGTGATAGCGAGACCTAATACCTATGATCTGTTCACGGTACGCTGGTGTAAACCCTTCACTATCAGGGAAGGCATCTTGAACAAGCAAACCTCCGTGCAAGTACTGAATTTCACGGTCCTTAGGGACCAACACTTCTACGTGTGAACGACAAGAATTACACCCCAGATAATATCTGGAGTGCGATTCTGTGCTTTCTAATATGTACGTTTCAACTGTTGTCATTTTGACTCCTTACGTGGCAAACGACTGACTGCATCTAGCAACTCGGCTAGATTAGGTCGGTTGTGTCCGACTCTGTGGAACGGAACTATAACATCGCCTTTAGCGTTAAAACGCACGGCGTCTTTCATATCTTGTGGCATAATAGCCTCCCATGTAATAGTGAGAGAGTTCTCACTCAAGTGCCCACATCTAAAGACCTCCCTCAGATATGAGCACTTGAGTAAGGGGTGACAGTTTTCGTAGTAACTCTGTTCGTACTGTCACCCAGCACTCAGCTTACGCAGTTAGCGCTTTAACGGTAACTTTGTAAGACTTGGCACGTGCTTTTACACGTTTTTGTTCGGAAACCCAAACAGTTGGTTTAACGGTTAAGGCATACGCTTTGCGCAATTGATCTAAAGTAGCATCTGCATCTTTAGCTTCAAAGGCTTTCTTAGCGCTACCTAAGTGACCATTAAGCTGACGATAGCGAAGTTGATTCGCTTCTTTTTTCTTCACCCGACTTGGGCTTATTTTTTTATTTGGCAATTTGACCTCCTTAGTCAAAATATTATTACAAAGAGAAGAAAGTATCTTCATTAACATTCAGATACTTTCTTCCTTTGATCTCCGAATTAGCTATCTCCTCTCACAGGTAGTGTGATCACCTGTGCCTCGTCTGAGGATTCTCCGTTTATCCTGTCAAGAGCTTCTACGTCTAAGCCTTCAGCTACATAAGCCTCTAAGAAACCCTGAACGATCTTATCGTTCCTGAGATGAGCTATCACAAACTCACCCACGTCCATGTTTGAAAGATGAGCCATATAAGGCGGTACAGGCATATTGTGAGAGCCAAGATAAAACATGTAGTCGTCTATCAACTGTCTCCCAAAATAGCGTGGAAACTCTGCCTCTGGTCCATATTCAAAGTACACGTTATAGCATGTCTTAGCCATATTAATCCTGAAATCAGGAACACTCAGCACATCTGCAAGGAAGAGACTTAAGGCTCTGACCTGCTGGTATGGCGCTTCAGCTTCAGGGCTAAAACCCCTAGCAACCTCACGCACTATATCTTGAGCACTTTTTAGATCACGATAATGCAACACGCACCCTATGTATAAGCAAAGGCTTAAAGCCCCTATCACAATCATTCCAATATCATACACGTTCATGTTAGAAACCTCCTATTTCCTGAACGACAACACATACGTCTTCCAACCTGAACAGTTAGAAGCGTGCAAGTCTTCTCTACTCACACACCACATGCGATTCTTAAAGCCCTTTGTGTACTCTACACTCACCGTGTATTTATCAAAGAACCACAACTTAACTAGGGCATCCTTCACAGACATAACCCAAAAGATTCTACGTTTCATTTGACCTCCAAACGTCAAAATGGGGTATTAATTACTTTCATTACATTCAAGTAATTAATACCCCAACTAGGGAATATTTACAGCGAACCTCTCACAGGATCACAGGCTATGTCTGCGTCTGTTAGCGGAGATTCATCACAATTAACACACCCACGAAAGCAGTCCTCACGTGAGGCTATGAACCCCACGCTGTGACAACTACAGTCACAGTCGTGGGAGTTAGTGAGTTGTTTAAACATACTCACCGTCCATGTCTACGATGGAGTATCCATCTAGCCCATCGTCTTGCCAGTCTTCATCAACCTCAACACTCCTGAGGTATGCGAAGGGATTGCTGAAATCAAGTTCTTCATAGAACTCCTCGTCAATCCACACACCGTGTCCCTGAGGGGTTAATTCTTGGAACAAGATACCCTCAGCTATCACACCCATGTCCTGAGCGTCTTCTGGGGATAATACTTTCACAGGGTCCATGCCCAGTGCTGACAAAACCCACTCTTCAGGCAGCTTATACGCTTCAGGTCTAACCTTCACGTCTTCCTGTAGTAGGTATAAAGGGTGCTGTCTCCAATGATTCAGCAGGATTTCTTGTTGCTTCACGCTTACGTAATCCATTTCATTTCCTTTCCGTTGAGATACTTTCCCAACTCCTATACTTTCTATGTACTTTCACTAAAGTTCAAGTACTAGAAAGCATAGGAGTTAGGAGAATATTTTCAATATTCTCCAAGACCCCAGACCTACAGGACCGTGTGGTCTAGAGCTTGCTCCGTCATCACATAAGAGTTCCGACTTACAAACCAGCCGAAGGCTCTCTGACGCATACTCTGTGCGAGTGTGGCACAAAGTAGCTGGACATCTGCTGGGTCATTGGTGAAACCCTGAACAATCATGCAAGGCTCTGCCTCACCTGTGTCTGTGTCTATTCCATCACCTGTCGTGATGCTGAACACTGGTCCTTCCATCTGCTTGAACCAAGCAGTAACACGTGTGGGGTTGTATGACTTACCAAAGTCATCAACCAGCCCAAACGTGGCTGTGTATGTGTGTGAATATTCCATATTTGACCTCCCAGTCAATAGGTGAAATTGGGGCTTAAAGCCCCAACTCCACACGCTTGTTAGCGATTTGATTGAACACTGATTCCCAGTGTTTAGGAGTGATCAACAAAGCTTCTAGAAGCTTTGCACGAGCACCATTTTTGTCTCCAGATTTAGCCAATCTGGTGGCTTGCCCTTTCAGGGCATTTATACTCCGAAGGAGTTCTTTGTTCCTCACGCTTTTCGCTGAGGCTTTCTTCTTACCAGCCATTTTTCATTTCCTTTCTGGTATTTAATTTATTTATTTCACCCCTAGCGGGGTAAATAAATTAAATACACAGAAAGAATATTCAGTCAAATCCATGCTCCGACCAGCAATAACACGGAACCATGTGAAGGGTTGCACAGGGTTCTAGGCGTCCGATATGCCTCACACCCCACACATGAGAATTTTCTCACGATTCTGGTACGTTTATGCAGGTCAGAGGAGGTTTTTTCTCGTGTGTGTGAAGGTATTGTGCATCATGTCGTGCGGACTGCGCAGATCAATCACACGCAGGGAGGGGAGGCACCCTATAGCCCCCCTGCCCCCTTCCGAAGTTGTATGTATCTTTATCCATAGGCGATGCGTTTGGGTTTTAGAACTCTGGGTCTTACTGAGTGCTGTTAGCGACAATAAGAGACTCAGTACCAAAATTTCTTTTTACTGGGGTAAACGAAATTTTGTTCTAAGTACTTAGTACTAAATAGTTGAAGTGTCCCAGTATTTTAAGAAAAAACTTAGTAAAGTCCGAATGGGACAATTACGCTAACAAGAGAGGAGAACTTATGGGAAAGAATAATTGGAAAACAGATCCTGAAACAGGACTTAAAGTAATGCCAGATCATTGGACAAAGCTTTTAGATTGGCTACTACTAGGACCAGAACGTGACCCGATCACGCAACGTGAATGGGCGCTAGAAAATGGAATACACGAAGACTCGGTAAGACGAATCAAACGTGATTCTCGTTTCATCAAAGAATGGGATCGGCGTGCAGCCGAACTCAACATTAACCCTGAAAGGGTTCAGAGCGTCATAGATGCTCTTTGGCAGCGTGCTGCCGATGGTGATGTAAAGGCTGCAAGCCTTTACTTACAGTATATTGACAAATTTACGCCTAAGCGAAAGGTGGCTGTGGCTGAGGATAAGGATGTTTCTGGCATGTCTGATTCTGAGTTGGCTGATGAGCTTGAGGCGACTATTTCAACGTTAAGGTTGGTGGAAAATGCCTAAAGGTAAAGGCGGTTATAGCGGTATGGGCAAGAAGTCCAAAAGGAAGCCTAAGAAGAAGAAGTGAGTCGTATCACTGAGCTTCGTCAGGAAGCTGAATGGAGAAACTGTGTCAAGGATGAGATCTATTTTCTTGAAAATTATTGGAGCATTGCTCATCCTGCTCATGGTCGTATGCTTTTTGGATTACGTGAGGCTCAAAAGGAAGCTTTAGAGCGGTGGGATACTAATCGTTATTCGCTTACATTGAAAGCTAGGCAGATAGGGTGGACGACTTTGGTCGCTGCGCATCAGTTTTGGTTGGCTTTTTTCCATGATGATCAGAACATTATTGATTTGTCACGTACTGAACGTGAAGCTGTTTTGTTGTTAAGGAAAACTAAGTATGGATTTAAGCATATGCCGAAGTGGATGGTTGAGCGTGGTCCTAAATCGGAAGTTGAGCACCAGCAAAGGATGGTCTTTTCTAACGGTTCGCAGATTACTTCTATGCCTTCCGCTTCTGATCCTGCTCGTGGAGAGTCTGCAACATTGGTGGTTGTGGATGAATGGGCGTTTTTACCTAATCCAGAGGAGGCGTGGGCTTCTATTGAGCCTGTTGCTGACGTGGGGGGTCGTATTATTGGATTATCTACTGCGAATGGTTCGGGTAACTTTTTCCATAATTTGTGGAATGGGGCAGTTACTGGAAATAACAAGTTTGATCCGATGTTTTTTCCTTGGTCGGCTTCGGAAGATAGGGATGTAGCGTGGTATGAAGGCAAGAAAGACGCTATGTTGCCTTGGCAGCTTGCACAGGAATACCCAACTTCCCCTGAAGAGGCATTTGTTCGCTCTGGGAATCCTGTATTTGATCTTGATTGTTTGGACGCTTTGCAGCGAAATGTTAGAGTTCCTCAAGAGGGGTATTTGCATGAACCGTATCCTAGAGTAGTGGAGTTTAGGCGATGAGTTTTAAAGTATGGCAAAAGCCTGTGCGGTATAGTGGGTATGTTATTGGAGTTGATACTGCTGAGGGGCTAGGGCATGGCGATTATTCGTGTGTTCAGGTTTTGGATGTTAGAACAGGTGAACAGGTGGCGATATGGCATGGTCGCATACCGCCAGATGAGTTAGCGCATGAGGTTTTAAAGATTGGGTTGTGGTATAGCGATGCTTTGTGTTGTGTTGAGGCTAATAATCATGGTTTGACTACGATTACCCAGCTTAGACAGCTTGGGTATCCGAATCTTTTTAGAAAAAGGTCGTTAAATCAAGTAGATCAAAGGGTGAGTCAGGAGTTTGGTTGGAAAACTACTCGTACTTCTAAGCCTTTGATGATTGATGATTTGGGTATGGCTCTTAAAAACTATGAATTAAAGCTGTATTGTGAGCATACGTTAGCGGAATTGCGTACATTTACTCGGAATGATAGGGGTCAAATGTCTGGTTCTCCGCATGATGACCGTGTTATGGCGTTAGCGTTAGCAAATCAAATGAGAAAATTTGCGTATGTACCTGAGTATCAAGAGCAAGTTGATGATACATTTACTTTTGACTGGTGGATACGACAAATACCGTCAGGAGTTCCAGACACAGATACTATTGGTCAGTATTTGGGTCGTGGGACAGCTTAAACTAATACTAGGATAATTAATTTAAGGAGATCCTATGGCTGTTAATGCCAAATACAATGAAGTAGGAGCTGGAGCTAAGCCTAAACTTGGTAACACTTCCATGCTATACAATGGTCCTGCTCGCCCTGCGAGTGGACGAGGCGCTGGTCAATCAGCCCACAAAAACCTTGAAGCTTCTGGCTCAGGCGTTGGTGAAGGCGGAAATCACAAAACACCTCGTGTAACACCTAAGAATCAGCATGGTCTAGGCGGAAAAGTAGAACCTTCTGCCAAACAACCAAGCGGAGCTGTATAGTTTCTATGGCAATGTTGCCACACGATGCAACCTTTGAGGAATATTGCAAAGATAAGAGATCAAGGGAACCCAATATCTCTGAAGAGGCACTCAAAGAAGGTTGGGCTTTTCGTGAGAAGACATTAAGCCTCCAAATGTACTCTTTTGAGGGTGAACGTTCAATCCTGCCTAAAGAAGAACAAGATATGACGCTCAAAGAGCGTGAACGTAAGGTAATATCTGATGCAGAATCTCAAGGTAGAAAAATAGAGTACGTGGGAAACCGTTGGACATAACATGGCATATAAGGCAGATGAATACGATAAGGTAAAGCAGCGCTTACGAATGGCTCAAAAATGGCGTACCGATGAAGGGTACGATGCCAAGTGGAGGCGCATGATTGATTTGTATCGTGGTAAAACGTATTGGGATAATAATCAGTTTGGTATTACTAATGATCGCATATCTGTCAATCTTGCTTTTAGCACTGTTAATGTTATCGCTCCTTCAGTAGCTGTTAATCATCCTAAGATTACGGTTAGTGCTACCAAAGAAGGTGACGCTGAGCGAGCCGTCTTTGTTGAAGCAGTAATTAATTATCTTTGGCGACATCACGATTACCGTAAACCTTTCCGCCGTATGGTTAAAGATTTTCTTATTGTTGGTCATGGTTGGCTTAAGGTTGGGTGGAAGTTCGTAGAAGAAGAACGCAATCTTTCTGATAATGAAATGAACGAAGAGTACAGCAGGTCTGTACAAGAAATAACTGATTTTGGAAGAGAAAACCCTGATCAGGCAGGCGGATTGCCAACTGATCAAGAAATATTGGATTCTTTACCTGCAACTAAAATGGTTGTTGTAGAAGACCAAGCTTTTGTTGAGCGTGTTTCTCCGTTTGACATGTTTGTTGATCCTGAAGCTACATGTATAGAAGACGCTAAATGGATAGCGCAAAGAATTGTAAGACCAGTTTCTGAAGTTAAAAAAGATAAACGACTTAAAGCAAGCGCTCGTAGGAAAATACAAGCAGATACTGGCATTAAATCTCGTTGGGATAATGACGATGAACGTGATCAATATTCTGATCTTGTAGATCGTGTAACGCTCTACGAATATTATGATTTAGAACAAGGAACAATATCTATTTGTTCAGCAACTGGTGATGAATACTTGTTGGAACCTACTCCAATGCCGTATTCATTTGGTCATCCATTTGTAATGTTACGTAATTACGATGTGCCTGATATTTTTTATCCTATGAGTGATCTTGAGGCAATTGAATCACTTCAAGAAGAGTTAAATAAAACTCGTACACAAATGGTTAACCACAGAAAACGATATGCACGTAAATACCTATACCATGAGCGGTCTTTTGGTCCTGAAGGACGTGAGGCGCTGGAATCAGATGAAGATGGTAGGTTTGTGCCTGTCATTGATGAAAATAGAAATCTTGGTGAAGTGGTTGTGCCATTGGCGCAAGTACCGCTTGCTCCTGAAATGTACAACCATTCTAATATAATTGAAAACGACATTAACACTGTTAGCGGTGTATCTGAGTACGCTCGTGGGCAAATGCCTGAAATTAGACGCACGGCTACAGAAGCTAGTATTATTGCTGACGCTGGCAACGCCAGAGCAGCAGATAAATTAGCAATGGTTGAATTAAACATTGGCGCTGTAGCTCGCCACATATTGCAGTTAATGCAGCAATACATGACTCGCCCTCAAATGGTGCGAATTACAGGCAAAAACAATGACGATTTCTTTGTCGCATACAGCAGAGAAGACATTATGGGCGAATTTGACTTTTTTGTTGAAGGTGGCTCTACTCAACCTCTAAACGAAACTGCACGAAGGCAACAAGCCATTTCTCTAATGAACGCTGTTGCCCCCTTAGTAGGAGTTGTAATTGATCCTACTGAACTGGCTAAACACGTGCTTTCTTACGGATTTGGGGTCAAAGACCCTGAAAAGTTCATGGTTCAACAACAGGCTCCGCCTGCTGGACCTGAAGATGCTGCTACTGCTCCCACAGCAGGGGCTGCCCCACCATCAATAGCTGGTGGTATGGGCGGTCCTCCTGCTGCAGGTGCTGGTGGTGGTGCTTTTGAAGCTACTGGGGGTGTTCCACCAGAGCTTTTAAGTCAATTACAAGGTCAAATGGGTCTTGAATTGCCTAATTTGTAATGGGACACATTTTTATTATTAATAGGAATAACCGAAAGGATTCCACATATGAACGAAACAACAGAACTGGGAAATACCAGCAATCCTGAAGTTTCTAGCGAAGGAAACCAAACCTACGCTGTCAAAATTGATGGGGTAGAGCAACAAGTAAGTATTGATGAACTTCGCAACGGTTACCAACGACAAGCTGATTACACACGTAAGACGCAAGAATTGGCAGCCGAGCGTGAGAGATTGACTCAAGCAGAGGCAATCGTAGATGCGTTAGAGAGTGACCCCCAAGGAGCTATTCAGGCTCTGGGTAATGCTTTTGGGGTTAGTCTGGGCAACCAAGATTCTCATCAGGAAGAAAGCTTTGAGGATTTGGACCCTGAAGAAGTACGCTTAAGACGATTGGAATCTGCCATTGAAGAACAAAATCGGGCGCAAAGACAACAAAATATGCAACGTGAAATAGCTGAAATAAGCGAAGAGTATGGAGTTGAAATAGATCAACAAAAACTTTTTTCTCATGCTATTAAGAACAAGATTCCTAATCTAAGAGCAGCGTATAAAGATATGACGTATGATCAATTTGCTAAACCAACTGCAAATAGTGAAATGCCAGATGTTTCGGATGACATAGTTCAATTAAAGCGTGATGCTCAAGTAATAGATTCTTCAGTAGGTACGCCTGCTGGGAACATTGAAAAAGCAGCAACAGCAGTTAGTTCAATACGTGAAGCATACGAGTTGGCTTTACAGCAAGAAAATTAACCAACTATTTAAAGGATTAACATATTATGGCTGCAGGAAACTCAGCGTTTGATCAGATTCTTTCAACGACTCTGAAAAACTATGTCCCTAAATTAACGGACAACATTTTCTCTGCACGTCCACTGTTCTACGCATTAACGAATGGTCAAACCGTTCGGCGTGTAAGTGGTGGTGCAAAGATCGTTGTTCCAATAATTTATGGCAAAAATACATCGGCTGCTTCCTACTCAGGAACTGACATTATTAATACTGACGCTCAGGACGGTATCACCGCTGCTGAGTACGACTGGAAACAGTATGCAGTATCTGTCACCATTTCTGGTATAGAAGAAGCTAAAAACAATGGCGAAGCTGCGATCATTGACCTCCTAGAGGGCAAGATCATGCAAGCCGAAGA